CGCCGGAGTCTTTCAGCTTGGTTGGGTCTTCTGCACAATCATTGTTTTCTACTTCGGGCCGCATCTGATTCAATTCTTCTCGAAAGGAAAAGGCTGATGAACAGTCCATTCAAGAATCCTATCTCTGCTCCGGTCAAGGCCGGTGGGCTGAGTGGTCGCGGTCCTCTCGGGGAAGTGACTTATGATTTCGTAACCGATGGCCTTGCCGCTCATTGGGATCCAAACAACGGAACCTCGTGGACCGGATCCGGAACGCTGAACGATCTCATCGCAACCGCGAATCTGACATTTGGAAACGGGGCCGCTGTCGCCGGTACTGCGCCGAAGTATGTGAACCTGGATGGCGACAACGATTCGCTCTACAATATCAACCAATCTATCCTCCAGGTCGGAACAGGGATCATCACTGTCTGCGCATGGATCTACCCAACTCGCGGATCAGGTTTCTTTGATCCGATCATTACTAAGCGAACCTCTGCGGGTACTGCCGGTTGGGAAATAGTTAATGGAGCAGGATCGCTGCGTGCTACGATTCGAGGAGGAACGACGAGAGATATATATGGGCAAACCTTGAGTCTCAACGCATGGCAGCTTGTTGGCTTCTCTTACAACGAGACTACGGGGGCCGGTCGAATCTTCAAGAACGAAAGCATCGGATCTCCAACACCTGGAACCGGTGCAACAATCGATAGCACATCGGCACAGCTCCAGGTTGGGGATCGCATGGGCGACGTTAACAACGACTACGCCGGACGCATAGGCAAGATGTTCGTCTACAATCGATTCCTGTCCACGGTTGAGATCGTCACGAACTATCGTGCCACGAAAGCGACCTACGGCCTGTAGGAGGATTCATGCAACAGCAAATGATTAAACAACCCATGACGCAAGCTGAGTCACTCTATCAGTTTGCTTCTGACTATCCAGGCGTTATCATGCTTGTCTGCGGAATACTGTTGGGCTTGCTGCTTATTCTTCTCAAAATTGTTCTAACGCGAAAATAGCCACCAGACAAGCGATCTAAAAAAAGAGCCCCTACCATACTCGGAAGGGGCTCTTCGTGTCTCCTGGCTTAACCTGGGCTACTTGGCTGCTTGATTTTTGATAGCCTGTACTTCTTCTTTCACTTCACCTACGGCATTCTTCACGGATTTCTCCACGATATCGTGAGATCTCAATATCTGTGCTTCGATTTCCGAAAACCGTTTCGTGTTGTTTCGGTAAATGAACAGGCCGCCGATACTTCCGACAACGCCACCAAGTACGAATGCAAGAATGATCCAACCCATGTCTCCTCCTTTCTAATCCTTATCTTCGACAGCGACCTGGACCTTGCCATCGACTTTCCGGATTGAGTACGGTTGCTCTGACGGATCAAACCCGAACTGGAGTCCTACTTCCTCCCAGGCTTGCCGCTCATCTCTTGTGATCTCCTCCAGGCGATTCGCGTAATAGTTCAATGCCGTATCGAGCATCATTTTGGCCGCGTGCTTCTCGTAGCCAATCGTGTCAAAACGCTCGATCTGCTTTGCATTGAGAATCGCAGGATTCTCAAGCCCCTTGTACTTCTTCTGGTCCTTCGACTTTAATGCCACTGTTCGCCTCCGTCAATGGGATAATGGTTTTGAGACTTTGATACAACAGATGTGCGAAGGCATCTACAAAGTCCTCGTCGTTTCGCAGATCATGACGGTTCTGGATATAAAGCACCCAATGAACCAACTCGTGGATAAAGGCTTGCTCAACGGTCTGCTTGGGAGCAGCCGTCGGGTCGATCCTGATTTCTTGACGTTGATAGTCAGACTTGCCATACATCTTCTCGTTGATCATCAGCTGATCGTCGAGGATAACAGTTACTTCGATTCCTGCCAGGGTAAACTTCTTTGGAATAATCACAAGTCCTCCGATTAGAATAAAGGTTTTTCTTCGGCTTCTTCCGTCTGGTTTTCCTTGAGCCACAGAGGACAGACCGTGGCAGCCGCACAATACTTCATGCAACGCTTCGGAGGATCCACCCGCTTCTGAATCTCGTGGCTTTCTTCCCACCCTTTCTCTTTGATGTAGTCAATGCACATTTGCTCACCGGCCTTCTCATCGGGGAAGACCGCTGTTGCCTTCTGGCCGCCTTTCCGGATCACACACCAATCACGGAAGTTTGCCCATCGCTCCTTGTCGGAACACGGAAACTTCTGGGCAAGCATTTCGTCAGAGAGCCCTTTGCCGTACTCGACATCCTTCACGCGGCTGTCGATCCACGCCTTGATTGCTCCCTCGTCCCAGAGAGGAATCGATAAGACAACAATGGGGACCTCCGGATAACCCTGTTTGTAGGTTTCTCCTTCCTTCCAGTTATCGAGCATCGCGATGATCTCAATGCTTTCGATGGGCCAATTATTTTCACGACAGAGCTGCGCGTAAATGTTCTGCTGAATCTCCCAATCAAGGAAGTCGCCCTTCATGATCTTGTAGACGGCGGTGTTTTTATAGTCCTTGATCTTACCCGAGTGCCACCGATCCATCTTTCCTGATACACTCTTCCCTCGAACAACCATGTATAGCCGTTCTTCAACAACGCCTCCCATTGACTCGTGCCAGGAATCTTCCATGACTTGATGACCAACTGCTCCTTTGAAGGAATGGAATTGGTCGATAACGTCAAAGATCTTGAGCTTTCCAGTATCTCGATAGCGGCCTTCGAGCACAGTTTTGAGTACAGGTTGGACGAGGCGGGAAGCACTGTAATCAGACTCTTCTTCTTCTGGATCATTATACCGGTCCTTCAGAATGGCAGCGACAACCTCTGGCGGGAGATTATGCTTGTTCGTATATTTCGTGACCCGCCCACGCTTGTCCTTGACCTCGATGATCCTGCTTGGTTTTACAAGTTTTGCCATTGGTTCCTCCATAAAAGTTTGCCCTCGTGCCTCGCCAAACGTTGTAACCTGAGTCATCTACAATATGGTAGTGTGAGGCTCAGTACCCTATGTACCTTGACCGAGGGCAAATCGTTAAACTTCGACTTGAGATAGGAGAACCTGGATCCTCTCACGGATTCCGGCCATCCTCCAGTTAATTGTAGCGATCTCAGCTGCTAATGGAACAGGAAGAGCAGGTTGCTGCTTGCCTTCTCCTCCTTCAGAGCATGGTTCATCTCTCAAAATCGGCCGCAGCTTCTCCCTCAAGCAGGAAATCATTTCTTCGAGATCATTCATTCCTCGATGCAACCGGTTAACCTCTGAGTTAATCAAAGGCTCTTTTTTCAGGGTTGCTTGCTTCGCCCCCATCGATTCTTGTTCGCAACAATCTTCAGGATACATCGCCATCGTGTAGCTCCTTAACTAATACTCGCGTGCGCGGAATTTCGCTATAAAGCTTCCAGACCGTAAGGTAAGCAATATAGCTGTCATCGTGCCAAAAGATTCCGTTCAATGAATCACAAACGAACTTCGCAAGATTGTCTGTGTCAGGTCGGCCTGTATGGTAAACCGGAGCGGAGTCTTTCAGAAGGTGAGCGTTCTTCCCTGTTCGATAGTGTCCCTTCGGTCTGGGGAAGTAACAATGGATGTTGACTTCAAGAGGGACTTTGAATGGAGCTGCCGGTCGATGCTCCAGTGCTAGGGAGAGGAAGTCGGCCTTGTCGCCTTGGCTTGGATCCACTTGCCTCAAAGAACCGTTTCCCATGCGATAGGATCTGTGCCTCTTCAATGCTTGCGGATTACCAGGGATTTCAAAAACTATCGTGTCCATCATTCCTCCATCGGCACGAAGTTATCCTCGAAATACTTTCGAGCGACGTACCACATATCATCGTGGTTCTTCGGGTTCCTGGCGATCATCCCGAGATCTTCAGCCGGATTATCAACTCCGGAAACACTGATGTTCGAGAGATCCTCACCAAGAACGTATGGACGCATTTCAGCAATATTCGTCCGGCGATACTTCTTGAATGGTTCAGGTTTTTCTCTTGCCATATTTCTTCCTCCCGTTTGGACGCACTCCTTGTGCGTAAAGATAATGATAGGTCGGCTCTCCAGGCCGCCACTCTTGTCCCTTGTGAATGATAGGCTTATGCAGATTCAGCCGCTTGACTCCTCGCGGCCATCCACCGCCACCACCACCTTTGCAACATCGAACCATATCCCGTTGATGCTTAAAGCAACCATGAAGATCGAATCGGGTGAGCAGTTGTCGGAAGTAACTAAGGTTAAATCCAAGAGTCCTTGCTGTGGCTGTCTTGGAGTAACCGAGATCTGCAAACCCTCTAACGACATCGACAAATGGTTCTCCATACTCTCTCCTGACTTCGAGCATCTTGCTCATAGGTCTTCGAGCTCAATAGAAATCGTAGTCAGCCGGTTTCGCATGTTGACCACTTCGATCCGGTACTTCTTCTCAATGCTTTTGTCTTGAATAATCTTGTCCAGGTGAGCTGAAAAATCGCACATCGCGTCGATGAGCTTACACTTCTCTTCGATTGATACCATGATGTCCTCCAAAAAAATGCCCCACGACTTTGAGGGGGTGGGAGTCGCGGGGCCAATGTAGGAGGAACTTCTTTCCGGTATTGTCCCGCACTCCCTGTTAATTGTAAACGGTTATCTTCGCTCCGCAGCACTTCGAGAACAGTTTTCCCATGTTGCCGGTCGCTTCAAAGTCGGCTTCTGTGTTGCATTTCATACACACATAGACCGGCTCAGATCTCGATGATACCTTCCGCTGCACAGAGCCATTCCCAAAATCCTTGTCTTGTGTCATTGTTGGCTACCTCCTCCCGCCACTCCTCGATCTTTGGATGATCGGCCCAATACCCGTCAACGTCGTTCCCTTCGTAAAACTCTCTTACCTTCTTACAGGTACACTTCATTCTGCGACGGCGATCCCTGGTGATCGACCGGCTCATTTCCTCCGGTGAGAAAAATTTCGTGGCCGCCATCACCCGCTGCTGCCGTCCTGCCTCTCCCGTCCTCCGCTCTCCGGTATCCCAGATGTAACCCTTCCTCATGAGCGGTCTGAACCGTGGCGAGATCGAGAACGGCTTGTGACTTGTCACCTGGTCAAACACCTGGTCGGCAATACATCCTTGTCTCCCGTACTGAAGAATCACAGCATAGATCTTCTTCTCTAATTCCGGAGCGTCAATCGATCTTGCTGCTGCGTGACTTGTGTCCGGATCCGTCGACCGTGCATACGCACCGTCACCATAAAATTTACTTCGCACTCCCATTTTTGACTCCCTTATCTTGTTATCTACTCCTTTGGTGAGTTCATCGAGAAGGCGCAAAGACTCCTATCCCTAGAGCGTCTTTGCACCTGAACGATCTCATAGACTACTCCTCCGGAGCCGTCCATCGTATCGGCGATCTCAACATTCCTACACATTTGAGATTGGTCAGACTTTGACCCGATATAGGCGGGTCGCGTCAGGCTCTAACCCTTCGACCCACCTTGAAGCTGTGACGCATCCCACAGTAGCTTCGATATGATATGTGCGCTGCCGTTAAATGTCCGACCACACATAAAAGTTCTCCAAAAAGAAAAGCCCCTCTAGGAAAGTTCTGACAGGAACGAGCACAAAGAGAGACTTGGGGCTTTTCTATTTAATTTTTTAAGGTCTCTTTGTCGAACCATGTCCCTGTCAGAAGACAGATTCATGGTACTACAAAGAGAATCGTTTGTAAAGCGAAAGCCCCAGGGTCGGACAGCCTGGAGCTTTCTAGGAGCCTTCCGATGATTCGGATGGGATGCAGTTTTATTTTAGTCCAACAGCGTCCAATGTCAATCTTTTTATGACTTCACATTCCCTGGTACATGGATTTTTTTCTTTAAGGCGTGTGAGACACTGTTTCTTCGACATCGTGTTGTGCGTCAGCTGAACGCCGTCACTCTTCATTTCAGGACAGGCGTGTGTTGCGGTCAATGGATCCGGAAGATCTGGATTGATCGAGCCGTACTCTGCTTCCCAATCTGTGCAGAAGCAGTCCATCTTGTTGTATGCCCGGGACACTACCGGCGATCCTTACATCTGCGCTCGTATATCTCAATTTTCTCTGAGATTCTTACATATGTCCCGCAGAGAAACTCTCTGATCCATGAGGACTTCGGCTTAGTCCTCTGCCCACACCAAGGGCAACTACTCATCATGTTCATGTGACATCTCCAAAAGCTTAGATCCTGGGAAGTATCTTTGAATGATAGGCGGCTGCGCCTCGCTGCCGAGCAGTTCCATCAACATGATTGCCGGTATCACAGCACCCTTGCCTTTCAGCTTGTCTCCATCATCAGGGTTTGTGATCACAAAAGCAATAGGATCCTCCTCGTCATTGAACAACGCGGCCACCATATCGTGCTCACTCAACAGCATGGCCTTGATCAGTGACATCCCCTGGATCTCTTCGAGACTCACGAGATGCCACTTGCGATCAATCTTTTTTTTGACGCTTATCTTCATCCGCTGCCTCCCTGAGATGCAAGAAGGTGAGCGAATTAATAATGATTCGCCCCTGGTCGTTGATGTCTACGCCATTTTTGTTGAACATCGACTTCAGCTCTTCCTTGACTTCTTTGTAGCTTTCGAAGCTGTCGATCATCTTGTCACGCTCGATGATTCCGTCGATGGTATACGTCTGGAAACTGCACAGAAAGTGATAAATGAATCTCACAACAAGCTCCTTACTGCGTCAAGAAACGTGTATCCGTCACGCTCCATCAGCACATCGATTGCATTAAACTTCTTATCGCAGACCGGACAGACCGCGATATTCCTTTTGTCCCCATGGAACAGGCTTGGCCGGTTATCATCATGACACCATGCTATGGCCTTACCGTATCGATTAAACTGCACAACCTCCGTGATCAGAACTTCCTTGGCTTCAGCGATCATCTCTTCCGTTACCTTGCTCCGGTTGTGCTTCACGACTGTCTCCCTCTTTACCCTGATATCAGCGATCTCCTCCATGATCTCGCGGATCCAGATCATCACAATGCCACTCGGTTGCTTCGCCCAGGACTTCAAGAGATCGATCAGCTGTTGCTTCAGGTATCTCTCCCTCATTCGAGCAGCGGCCTTCTTCGATATTCCGAACCGCTTTGCGTACAACGCCCACGACTGCGGGGCTTCCCAACATTCACTCAGGCTCATTGATCCACTCCTCCCACTCTGCTTCAGTATAAAACTTGCCATCAAGCTTATGAGTTTTGCATTGGTGGCAGTAAAGATGCTCAACCTTCGGGCTGAAGTTATCGCCCCGCTTGAAATCAAAATGGCTGATCTGTGGATTCTTGCAGCACTTCATAGGTTCCTCCTTGAAAAGGGTAGAATGGTGAAGGCGAGGTATGAACACCAAACAGAGAAAGCCCCGCCGATTAAAACGGAGCTTCCACTTCATGAGGTAGAGTAAATTCCTTCGCATCACGCGGCTTGAATCGCCCCGTATCAATATCATAGTCCATGCACCGGATACCTGGAGTACCCATCCACTTGAATTTTCGCTTCTGGATGTGAATGTCGACCACGTTCTCCGATTGATCTGGCCGATCGATCACGAATCCGTAGTCGCATTTGTTCCTCCACATGGCTCCGTCTGCAATCGAGTACAGGTCCGGTGTGGGATAGTTGCCCTTCTTGTCTTTGGTCGGCATCTTCGGGTGAGCGACGATAGCGAAGTGGATGTCATACCGCCTCGCTATGGATGTGACTATCGTCAATGCTTTCTGAAGATACTGATCACTCCTCAATGTCCCTTGGTCATGCAATACGCTGTTCCACGGATCAATCACAAAACAATCTATATCAAACTCCTTCTTCCCTCTTTTGCACTGTTCGATCAGCAAGTCAAACTCCGGTGCTTCAGCATCCGGATCCAACCAAGCAAAATGCTTCGACAAAAACGCCATCGCTGTCCGGTTGTCATCTTTACTGAACGTCAGGATATTTCTTCCCATGTACTTCTCTGACAACTTTGCCATATGGGATTCGAGGGGAAGGTTTTCAGGCGAGAAGACCAACGTCTTCCATCCGTGAAGGATCGCCATGTTCACGAGGATCGCATCAAGAAATTCTGATTTGCCGCTAGAGGGATAGCCTGTCCAAATTGACATATACTGCTTCGCGATGCGAATGTTTCCGGCCTCGTTTAGAGGACCGTCGAAGCAATCAAATCCAGTGATCAATCCCTTCTTGTTTAACGATCCTGTCCTAACGCGGCCAAACTCAGCTGCCAATTGTTTAGGCTCGATAATCATCCCTTGCTCCTCCTGCGCCAAGTTTTGAGGCTCCGCTTTTCCTTCTTATTTGTCCCACGCATATAGGTTACTTCATCTAGAAAAGCGGCTCTTACTCTACCATCACTCACGATAATATTAAAAGCTTCCAGTGCATCAGCTTCTCTCTGATAGCCGTCAAAGAACCTGGCGTGGGCTTCCCCGGGCGGTATTACATAAATGTCGTAGGCTTTCATCAGTCCCTCCACGGATCCGAACCGTCATACGGAAACTCCCCTGCGAGCTTCCGTCGTTTAATTTCGTTTCTTACAACCCGCAGGGAGGTCGCTGCATGAATGATCAGACCAGGATGCCTTGGATGAGTAGCTTCCCAATGATCCCCAACATAATCAATGTGACAATCTGCATACACATAACTTTTCATTTTCTCACTCTCTGGCCGTTAAGGTTAGTGACCCACTCTCCGGACTCGTCGGGATTCTCGTCTTCCCAACGCCGCCCATTCAACCATGTCTGCGCATGAGGAATAAACTGCTCGTCCCTATCAAGGTGATCTTCTGACTCCTTCTGCCATTCCAGGGCATTAAGCATCGCATGGGTGGCCTTATCCTGATCTCCTTGGAAAAAACTCTGGCACGCCCCCCAGAAGGCTTTCCACGCTCCTCCCTTGTTTGTTTTGCGAGGGTACTCTCTCCAGAACAACAGAAAGTGTTCCGAGTAGGCTTTCGGACATGCTCTTACTGCCGGAGCTTTCGTTGCCCAGGGTGCTTCAATGATTCCCCGACTGAAGAACCTGAACATCTCAAGCAGGTAGTCTGCTCTCTCATGCTCTGGCCTCATTAATAAATCCTTCCTCAATTCTTCGAGGTCTATCAAGACTTGACCCATCCTCCAAACTCCTCTCTGATCTGCTTATACAGCTTCAGCTGTGGAACACAGATCCTCTCAATTTTTAGATATATTCCCATCCGCTGCCAACACTCCTCCTTACTCACCCTCCCCGTATTATCGACAGGGAGGGCAAGCAGGACAGTCAACAGAAGACATACTCGATAGCAGAATGCACGACGTAGTAACATTTGCGACCCCTGTATTTACTTCTGAAGTATCGGACATGGTGATCGTCGCAAAGCATGATGCTTCCATAGGCCGGACCATACCCGAACATATCGTTCAGATCCCGAAGATGCACATGCTTGATGAACGTCCGATAGGTGACTTCGATGGCAGCATCGACCATCTTCTCGATATCTTCGCCGCGTGCATTGACACAGCAAGTGACATAATTAAACCAACCTGGAAAATACTTTCGTCCTCGCATCAGAACAGCTCCTTAATAATCTGCTTGTGAAAATGGTTCTCGACCTTCGCACATTCGCAACCGCCGATCAGTTTCGACAGGCTATCTTTGCGGTGTGGTCCCTCGAAGGTGAATCCGCGTTTGGCCTTCTGGCAGTTCTTATTGAGCGGCATCCATTCTAGTTCGTCAGGATGTGTGAAAGGAATCTGCTTCTCAACAAGGTATTCTGTGATAGAGCCTGGTCGGTTGTCTCTCTTGCGTCTTCTACGCCACAAGCCTTCAACTTTTCGATTATATGGCTCTGCGACAACTTCAACACGCACAATGCGCCCAAGCTCTTCCATTGAGAGTTCCTCCAACTCATGAGGCTTGAGGTTCGGACAGAAGATACAGGAAGACTTCGGAGGAATTGGCAACCCTGCTCTTTCGATTTGCACCTTACACTCGTCACGATCCCATCCCCACTCAATAAGCGGATAAAGATAGTCGTATCGATCTGACTTCGCTGTATGTGCTTTATCATTTGCTCGAAGCTGCCGGTATTCCTCACCGGCCTCAAAGCCAATTGCTTTAACAATCCGTCCTTTGACATGGCTCTTCTCCCATTTCATTTGAGGTTTGATTTTCCACTTGTCAGTACAGGATCCGCGATTGAACGTTGCTCCTGGCAGAGTCGCGTTCATCACCATGTTGCCTTCGATGGTGTCGTAAGGACTAAACTTCGGCTGATACTTCACGATCTCGACCGGTGGGAAATTGTGCTGCTTGAGGTATTCCTGCATGATGGGGATATAATCATACGTCCCTTGCTTCTCAGCACCCACATCTGCAAACAGGATAAAATCAGGACGGATCCCCCGCTGCACCCAACCTACGATGATGGCGGTGGAGTCTACCCCCAACCCGTAAGCCAGGCCGAGGGTAGACTTCTGATTGACCTCGATAAGAACTTGCTGTTCCATCGGATTACTCCTCTTCTTTCCAGTAGGCTCCTTCCTTCTGGATAAGCCTCACCACAGTCAGGTGAGTTTCAATGGACATCGGAGCCGCTGAGTCCATGTGAAGGATCTCGTTTCGGTTGATATCCCAAACGATTGTTTCGGCGTACCGGCCACCCATGGGAACAGACGATTCTCTGTCCACTGTGCTGACAATGTAACCGGTATCACCGTGATAAACGCTTGTGTGTGCGATCATCTTGGTCATGACGCACACCATCCACCGATCAACCATCGATATGTCCGGTGATTCTTCTTGTCGGAATTCTTCAACGCGACCTTGCGCTTCTCGATCCGAACACGCAGCGTTTCCATTTTGTTCAGCCACGCCTTCACCCGCTTTGCATCCGTCGGCGTATAGAGAAACTCGCCGCTGCTGCAGACCGGACAATAGATCTCCTTGATGAATTTCGTCGCGATTTTGCTGCCGCACTTTCGACAGGTATAGAGTTTGGACTTCATCTTCCTCGCCCGGGAAATAACCTCCTGCTCGAAGCCCTCATGAATCTGATGCTTCAATGCCTTGTACCGGCGATTTAATTCATCGTCGGCCTTGGTATGAGGAAACTCGGGCGGCCCCTGGTGAATAAACTTGACTGCGTGAGCCGGACCCCACTTGTCATTGTTCTCCTCAATCCAACTTTCGGCTTGACCATAGCTCTCGAACTTCTCAGCCGTAACCGAAAGGCCGTCCTTGATCCCCAGGTGTCCGGCGTAAGCGTCGTTGCCATACTGTTCGCACTCTCCGTGTTGAAAGACTTTGAACTCTCGGGCAAGCTCGGTTGCGTCCATCAGGTCGAATGACCTGGCTTGAAATGTGGCTCCCATAATTCCTCCTAGTTGAGTCCCAGGATCTTCCTGGCCTCGATGTATTGGCCGTATGTTTTCGGTTTGTAGCAAGGCTCGTTTGGATACAGGTTGTAAAACGGGATATAGGATGTCCCGACAGCCTCGCTCCGGAGGCTGAATCCAAGTAGGCACTCGAACTCATGCGCTCCGGTTCCAAGCAACGCTCGACAGCTGTTGCAATTTTTTTTCTGCGAAAGGTTCATGATTATTCCTTTTTGACATCAGTGCCATACTCGATGCCCTCCAGGTAACGGACGTTCCACTTCGACTGAAGCTTCCCCTCGTTGTCATAGATGCAGACAAAGATCAGGCCATAGTCACCCATGTTCTGGAACTCTTCCTGCATCACCCTGCCGTCTTTTGCCTCAATGAAATCCTGGCTGCCGTCCGGATCCTTCGTGAACCAGATCTTCTTAACTGCCTTCGGCGCGTCGTGCTTGCTCATTGTTTTTTCTCCTCATGTATTTGTGGTAGGTACTAGGGACAACATCCTTGTTCATTCTCCCTGCCATTTGTTTCATGATCGCCTCTGCTTCGCCCAGGCGTGCGGCTATAATATCAATGAACGTCATGATGTTCTCCGCACCACAGGTGCAACTCGGTCCATTGGCAGACGTTCCTTGGAACTGCATTGTGATATTGCATTCAGGCCGGTGACGGATGAGACATTTAGCGACGGGCTCTTCGTTCTCGTCAACGCCGCCACAGTCCATGCAAACATCGCTGCTGTCGAGATCTTCCTTGCACTCTCCGCACTCAGCACAGATCATGCAGTCCTCGTAGTCCTCGTGACCGCATTCACGCTCCGGCTTGTACCATAGATACTCCTCGCCGTTGTGCGCCCAAAGTTCGTTGCTGATGAAGTACATCACCCTGTTGACTAGGTGATAACCGGCCACGATATACATGCAGTCATCATCAGCGTCGACCACTGTCCACACTTTGCGCCGTTGCTTATCATCATGGACAAGCTCCAAGACACGCTCGATATGTGGACTGAAGGTTTCCATCTGTCCTTCGCAGCCTTCAGATCCCTGCCAATTGTAAGCAGGATCTCCGGTGTACTTTGTATCGCTGAATTCTTTCATCGTTCCTCCAAAAGGGAGAGCCCCCCTTTCGAGGGGCTCCAAGTTATGCAGACTCTAGCCATTCATCCAGTTCCTCTTGAAGCTCTTTCTGAAAAAGCTTGCCTTCGTCCTTCGTCGAGTCTTTGATCGCTGTCAATGCTCTCGCCGCTGTTTCAGGATTGATCAACTTCGCTGCTTCAAGGATTTTTTCTTCCGGTGTCTTCTTCTTCGGTGGGGGAGCTGATGTCCCGCTGCAAATATAAGCTGCATTCAGCGCACGATTCTCATGCTCCGACTGATACGCCCTCATCTTCTTCACGCAGTCTCGTGCGATAGATTCGAGCGTTTTCTCCATGTCTTCGTGATAGTGAAGCATCATCGAAAACCCGCTGTGCCTGAAGTGAATCCTCCAGACTTCATAATGACCGAAGACATTCCGGTATGATCCGTCAAGATCGTAATCAACTTGTCGAACAACGTCGACGGGCTCCTTGGCTATTGCCTCAAGGATCCGGTTGAACAAGACTGCCGATCTTTCCTTATCATGCTTATCTGGCCGCATCATGGCCGCCGACATTATTTCGCATCCTTCAGCCGGACATTGACGTTAGGCAGAGCGTCCATGACACGCTGCATGAACTGTTGCATCTGCTTGCGCTGATCTGCCAATTCATCTTCGAGCTTCTTGGCATAGTCAGCACGGATCTGCTTGATCTCTGCTTGAGCAGCCTGTTCTGCCTCGAACTGATTGCGCTCCATTTTCAGAGCGTTCTTCTCGATGATCAGGGCTTGCTGATGCTTGATGTCCTCGATGGTGTGCTTGTACTGAAGCTGCGCATCCTTCAGCTGCTTGTGAGTATTGTCGCGATCCTCTTGCAGATTCGCGATCTCCTTGCGGAGTTTTGCCTCGGAGCCCACCAATTTCTCCAGATCCTTTGCACAAGTGCATTGAACAGGAACTTCGATGGTTTCCGGCTGCTTGTCTTTGGCCTCTTTTAACTCGGCCACATCCTGGGTGATCTGTTGAATGAGCTTTTTCAATCCGAACATTTTTGTCCTCCAAGTAAAAGAGCCCCTACACAATGCAGGGGCTCATGGTTTCAACGGTGAAGCTGCCCCTTAGAATGGCGGCTCCTCATCATCGTCGTTGGTCTTCCCCTTTTTCGAGGACGAGCCCTTGTTCTCGGACTCCTCACGTTCAGCCTGGGCCTCCTCGCGCTCCTTCTCGATATCATCCTTGAAGGACGGATTCTCGGAGAGGAATGCTTTGCCCTCATGAGAGTCGAAGATGATCTTCTGAACCCAGGCATACAGCTTCCGGAACTCAGGACAGTCGATCTTCGGAGGCATGTCATCATCGTTGTAATCAACGACCTCAAAGTTGACCAGATCGTTAACTGCCTCTTCAGCTTTCATGCCCTTCGGCAGCGGCATGATCGACTCGACGTTGACATACGTCTTCTCGCCGCTCTCTTTGTGAACGACATTCAGAAGGCAGGGAGCCCCAAGGACATTCGCAAGATCGAACTCCTCAAGCTCTGCATCGGTGAACGGCTTGCCACGCCACGGCACAAGGATCTTGTTCCGCAGATGAGCCTTCTCACCAATGGATGCAGTCCCTCTCCAGTTGACAACAAAGGGCCGCCCGTCTTCCATTGTTTCGGACAGCTCCCAAACGATCAGGATCTCCTCCTTGGTCGCGCCCTTCTTGGCCTTCGGGTGAGTGTTTTCATGTGTTCCAAGTTCTACGACCTGGATGCAACGGGCCGGATAGGATCCTGCATCTGGAATCTCGTAATCACCGCCGCCGCTGTTTTTTCCACTGACTCTTGCCATAGCTTATACTCCTTCTTGGGATGTGGCTGCTCGTAATGCAGCCCTGGATTTCGGGCGATGCGCTTAAAGGCCGCTTGTTCGGGAAGACCCATTCTCCCTGATGTTGCCTTAGATAAATACGCCCATTTTCTTCGTGCTTCAGAATGTTGTCGAGATAGTTTCGGATGGCATAGGTAAGTCGCAAGTAAATATGGTATCCGTTGAGTGCATCGAAAGCCTCCGAATCATGATCAAGTTCCTCCAAGACTTGCCCGACATGATTTATTTTAACATTCTTCAACTCGATTGCAAAGTTTTTCTTAAAGAAATCAATAGTTTTCGCGGGACTCCTCCAGTCATTCTCCGGCAGCATCTCCAGGGTAATGTCAATGTTCTCCTGGTAGTTCTCCTTGAGATCTTTCACTTTCAGGATGTCGAAATCGATCCATGCAAGCTCTTCCATCAGATCCCCTTTCGATAATACTCCATGACGTACCACTCCCCACAGGGACCGTGCTTTTCAATCAATCCTCGTGCGATGAGGCCGTCATGGGCTTTGATTGCACGCTGCAATCTCCAGTTCAATTGATACAGCAGCGTGCTAAAAGTAATGTTTCCGATACCAGACTCAACCCATCCGATCATCCGCTTCAGCATTTCTTCTTCGTCCGGAGTCATCGGTCCATCGATTAAGGTCATCTGTTCCATGGCTCACCCTAGATCGTCGCCGCAATTGCGACAATGGTAATCAGGCTCTAGACCGCCTGGGTTGTAATAGACAATTCCTTCTGGGTGATTCCTGAACCGACACCATAAAACTGTCGGCCAGGACACCCAATTGCTTTTCCTGGCAAGCAAGTAGCTCCAGTAATCTTTCGTGAAAAACCACAGGAATCTCATGGCTCCTCCATCGGGTTGACAGGCCGGTGCTCCCATCGGGCATCATGGCTGTCACAGTCGCCGCAATACGCACCCTTCTCCCAAACCTGCTCAATCTCGAATTCCTGCTTATCAACGCACCATACTACTGAAGCGTCGATATTGATATTCGTTCCTCCGCATTGGGTACAGTGAACATCGGTCATACTCATGGCAAGTTGCTCCTCTCATAGATAATGTTGAACGCTTCGATCAGGATCTCGAAGTCAAGATTATGCTTCTTCTGGAATGTGATCCATCCGATCTGATGTCCTTCTCGATGATGATCCCAACACATCGGGAGAGCCCGCTTATCATTAAACTTGGCAGACCCTCCCGACTTGTCGTTGACATGGTGAGCGTCGTTTTTATCCTGCTTGAATCCGGCTTTCAACCGGCCACAAACAACGCAGGGTCGACGCTCGATCCACTCCAGATAGTCCTGGTCATGAACAACACCTGGCTTCGGGAATTTCATAAGTTGTTAATCGCCTTGATCACAGCTGCAAGATTCAGTTCGTCAACGCACTGGATCAATACGCTCCTGGTTTGCTGCGTGACCTTCTCGATCTCCGGAGTATAGCCGTACTTCTTGGTCGGACGCTCATCGCCTTCCTTGTACTCTTCGCCAATGACTGTCCACTCCTTGCCTTCGATAGTGATTTGGTTTCTGATCTCTGTGATTTCAATCTTAAACACGATCTGCCTCCCTTCATTAGGGGCGGGGCGACGGCTGCTTCATGCAACCAACCGCCCCGCACTCCCTCCTTTTTATATGTGACAGTCTACGACGGTCAACATAATGTCCGGATCCAACGACTTCAGGTATTGACGCACCTGGTTGTCCCAATCGTCTTGAGTATGGTCATCGTTGCTCATGCCGAACCAACCCATCTCGCCCTTGGCAACCCACTTGCCGTTGATCAGCATAGCATACGGGCTGAATGCGCTGCTCACCTTCGACTCAGCATAGGCTTCCCGTCCCATGGCAAGGATCTCACCGGCATCCATCCCGAAGAACGACTGATAAACCTCGTTGAGGGCTTTGCGGTCCCTCTCCGGCTGTGCATGATACTCTGCCCTGGCTTGCTCGATGGTATAATCTTCACCGACCTTCGCAAGGCACTCCGACCAGAACTTGTAAAGGGGATACTCCCGCTTGAAGACGGTCAATTCATCATACAGCTTGTAAGCCTTCTCCCGCTCGTAGTTTTCCATCCACTCGATATCCAGATCCCCGATCTGCAGCCGGTCGACAAACATATGCTCGTCGGGCCTCGGCTCGTCCTTGCCGAACACGCCCGGGCTGCCGACTTCGCCTTCCGCATCTGGCTTTATGCGCAGCCATCCGGACCACCGGCCACCAACCTGATACCAATCCCACTTTGCATTAGGATTGCTATGATAGCCGTAAAGCCCTTGTTCGTTCTTCCGGTAGCCGTGCCAATCTTCGGCAAACTCCTCGAAGCTGCCGTACATCTCTTTGACAGGGATATCGACAAGCTCAAACCCTTCCGGCAAATTCTCCGAATCCACACGGCGATCATCAAAGATCCTGGGACTCTTCGGGCCGCAAATCCAATCTTTGGCCTTGTCTCCCCAGACTAAATCGACCTCTCCGGTGTCAAGCTTTTTGACATGCTCAACTTTCCGGTTTTTCCATTCTTCCTGAAGCTCTTCAGTCTCGTCGCAGAACTCGCAGAACTTCTCGTCCTGCTCATTGTACGGGGCAAGCTGATCCTCAATGTCATCACCGATTACAAACAACACGAAATGGCTCATTGTCTTCTCCTTTAGCTATGAATGTGTCCTTCTGGTGAACATCCGACGTAAATACGCCCTTTCTCTACACCCCCAACCCAACCTTCGACCCAATCGCTCGGTGAGCCGATGGCCGGATGGTAGTGCTCCTCTTCAAACTCGACCTCGAACCTTTCGCAGATCCGAATCAATGCGTCCCTTTGCGTTGAATTCACGACGCTCCTCCTGCTCAACATCTTGAATCATCTGTCGAGCTTCTTCTGTGTCCAGGCCACAAGTGTTGCAAAACCCATCACAGATGAGTCGCTCACCTTTGCACCTGAAGCAGTATTCACGATAACAACTCATGCTATTCTCCTAGTAACGTAATCTCCCTGGGATCAACCCGAAGCGGATAATCGTGGCTGTCCCACCAATCGTTCCAGAACTTCGCCTGATCACAAGGGCTATCGTCCGGATGCCTTGCGCCGATCCTGCATAACAAACATTCTCCGCGCTCTGCTGCTGCCAATTCTTCCTCGATGTCAATTCGCGTTGCGTATGCCATCAGTGTCCTTCCTTTCTCAGGAGATCTTCGTCACCGATCATCTGATCCTTGCGCCGGTGATACTCGTAATCGCCCCGCTCGTCGGCCTCATCCACACTTTCAAACGTCGGGCCACGCTTGTAGCATTGACATGGAAAGCCGTACTCTTTCGCTCTACAACAACTCATAAAACTCCTCCTTTGTTTGGTCGCTCAAAGAAAAAGGGGAACCTTTCGGCTCCCCTTAAACTTTCAACGGTCAAATAGTTTAATAGCAGAAATCATCCCCTTCATTAGGGGTGCAGCCACCATGTAACCCTACTGCACGATCACCACCGGACTCAGAATTTCCAGAGTCAGCATTCCCATCACTACCGCTGCCGCCGTTACCAGAGCCACTGTTGCCAGAGCCGTTACCGGATCCACCCGACCCTGAATCACCGCTGCCCCCTCCAGAAGAGCCACCATTACCACCACTGTTAGAACCGCCGTTGCTACCGCCGTTTCCACCATTGTTTCCTCCTGCGTTTCCGTTGCCGGAATCATTTCCCTGATTCCCGCCGTCGGTCCCGCCATGGCCGTTACCGGAGTTACCTCCACCGTGACCGCCATGACCGCCGCCCTGACCAGAATTACCGGCTTCGGATCCGTTGCCTTGACCTTGGCCGCCGCCTTTGCCGCCGCCTTGTCCTTGACCACCGTTGCCGTCCCTTTCCGCGTACGAAAATGAACAGGCCATACACAGGATGATAATCAGAATCGTGAACCTTTTCATTTGTTACTCCTCTTTTCATTTAGTGTGGGGCGACCCGAAGGCCGCCCCGTTTAACTACGCTGCTTCCAGGATGCGCTCAAGCTTTCGGCCATTCAGATCAACGATCTTCCCGCCAATTGCTTCAAGCTCGGTGCTACGATCATACGACACTTCATCGTCCTGGGCATAGCGTGTAACTGCATTCGCTAACCCGTACTGCGACAGATCGCCGCCGCGAATCAAGTGCTGCATGATGGTGCTGCCCTCGTTCTGCGTGAAGCCGACCTCACGGCCAAGCTCGATGATAACCTTCGACGGATCCGCTTTGGGAGCAATCCGGTTCTCGGTTGTCGCACGCAGCCGCTCCAGGGTCTTCTGGAAGTTACCTTCATCAAGAAGGCTGTCAAAGGTATCACGCACCTGGAGCGCAAATGCCTTCGAATTGGCAAACACAGTGTCCTCACGATACAGGATCCCTTCGGTCTGCTTCGAGCCAAGGTGCCGCTTCTCGATCCCCGGAGTGACATCCTTGCCGGTGATCATCCCGTTCATACACGCGAGGGTATACAGAAGCATCTGCATCTTCCAGGATCCAAGGCCGACCTCGCTGTTGCTGATGATGATTCCTGCTTGCAGGATATCACCAACCTTGATCTCGCCCTGAAGTCTCGGGCTGACAACCTTCAGGTACATGCGGGTGTCAGTCACATCGCAAGACATGACTTCCAGATCCGGACCCTTCTCCAAGATCGCAGGGAGGATAGTCTCCAGTACCGGAAAATTGTCGATCCGCTTGTATTTGTCCGACAGGAACGCCCTGGCTTTGCCGTCGAGCGTCCGGACCATACGGTTGACCGGAAACTTGTGATTCAATGCGTTAATGTTGTAAGCCAGAAGCTCCGGATCCTTATCAATCAGCTTGCGCTGATACGACGCGGGAATTTCTGCTTTCGTACCCATCTGCTCCAGGGCCAGGTCGTTCAGCCTATAGGCTTCATGACCGCTGCCATTGGTAAACGTCTGCAGCGTGAACTCTGGCTGATTTTGAGGAGTCGGCTCAACCCTCACCGTCATATTCTGCGTACCGGTGATAAAATCCTTCTGAGTTGAGTTTCTGCGATCAATCTCAGCTGCCAACGACTGCAACGTACCAAATTGTCCTGTTTTCATTGATTTGCTCCTTGTTGGGGTTTCAGCCTACAATCAGGCCGTTTTCAGAAGACGCATCAAATATCTTCTGGAAGTTGGGATCATGTTTTGCTGCCAATGGAGTCGTATTGAGATGGATTGCACTGTTCGTGCATCTCTTACATTGGCACAGATCCCCTGCGAACAGCTTGTATGGTGTCCCGTCCTCCAGGCGTTCACACCATACGACTCCGTTTTTAACAACCTTCATCTCCGAGCCGCATCCACATGCGACGTAACTTGATCGGCCTCCCATGGTTCCTCCTAGTTAACGCAGACACAGTTGGGGCTGTCATCACCCAACGGTGCTGCTTCGAATTCGTTGTCCTCGAACTTCCCCAGGGTTGGATCGAAATGCACTTCAGAAAAAGAATTTCCTTCATCATCTGAAGAGTAGATAACGGTCAGATCCTTTCCCCCTGGGGCATCGTTCATGATCTTCTGGAGTTTCTCGATATAGTCTTTTAGCTTCATTAGCAAAACTCCATCGCTTCGCCATCGTCGGCACACCCTTCGAGGCCATCGGCAAGCATCAACGCCTGACTCTTGTCAAAGTCATCGTCCGGCCAATGCTTGACCAGATCCCGCAGTTTGTCTGCGATCTCCTGGCAATACTTCGGCTGAATGTCACCATCGCAGTCGCTATGGTACATAAAGTGCTGACAGAATACGTCGTTAGGCCACGGATTTTCGCCGCCGAAGCCCTGCATTTCGTCAAGGTTTAGCCCCAAACAGGCGGCTAGACGCTTGCGAAAACGGTTGAAGCCTGAATAGCTCCAATGTGCATCGCTGTGACTGAAATCAAGTCCCATTTTTTCCTCCTAGAATGCTTGTGAAATTGTGCCGATCAAAACAGGCACGCTTGCCAACAGCTGAAGTTGGCCCTGTAAGTTATGGTGAAATCGTTCTCATCGAGGATCTCACCGGCTTTCGGGTGCATCATGATGTTCTGTTCTGGCATCGGCTTGTCATCCTCATCCAGGTAGGCCATGTCGATCACCGCGCCGCTTGCCTTGTCAATAGTAATACTCCCGTTACCGCATCCATGATACTTGTCCTCATGCTCATGGCTGAACCGATCCGGCAGGTCGTAATACACTCCGTTATTGTTTTCGTGCTTCATCATTCCTCCTCGCACATTTTGCAGATCAACTTCCCACTCTGGAAGTCGTAGTCGAACTGCATGATCGTGTCCGTGACGACTCCGGCTTGAGGGTGCATGTCAAAGGCAGGAATGTCACACTGACCATCCTGCCAATACATGCAATTGTCATTGGTGCATCCGAGTATGTTGAATTTCATGTTCTCTCCTTGACCTTCAACAATGCGTTGCGCAGCGTGACAAGATCCCATTCCTGTTCTTCAGTCAGGCCGCCAAGTACCAGGTCTTCTTCGACCTTCTGCAACAACCTTCTGCTAAGAGAGTACATAGTCTCTTCAACATTCATCTCCTTGCCCAAGATTTCTTTTTGAATCAAGAGCGCATCCTTGACTTTGCACATAAGGCTCCTCCTTCTGTAAAAGGTGAAAAAAAGTAGAAAAGGTGAGGGCGAGGTATAAGCACCAGACAAAGATGCCCCCTATCAATCGATAGAGGGCATTTGTCTCAGTTGCCTACAAGAGAATCAGGACACTTCAGGACTGCTCTGGTGGGCTTGTAGGCATCAATGACCAGATACCTGTTGCGAAGTCGCTTGGCAAGGTCTTCTCGTGCTGTTTCCGGTGTTGGTCCTCTTCCAAATTGAGCACACAGAATTCCTGATCTGATCTGTGGCTTCGTTTCGATTCCTCGAATCGTTGCTTGAAAGCGGCCAATATTGTCATTCCATTTAACAAGAAGCTCCTTGCGGGTCAACGTGGCTAGATCTTGTACTGTCATACCATCACCCCGTTCAGGTGATCCATCTCGTGCTGAAAGATTTGTGCGTCCAGACCTTTCAATAGCATCGGATTCTCCAGGTTCGATGCGTTGATCAGGATCGTTTTGTACCGTGTTACCTTGAAGCCATTCGGATTGTCCGGCCACGACAGACAATGCTCAACGACTTCATACTTCTGGTAGCCTTCGAGGATCTCCGGATTGACATAGATCCTGAAGGTATTGCGCCGCTTGGCAACGAACACACGCTTGCGAATACCCAATTGGTTTGCAGCAAGTCCCAAGCATCCCATTCGATGATGAACAGCACAGTGCTGTGCCATCGCTATCAATGCTTGCCCGATCTCGTAGCCCTTCTTGATGCTAACCTTCCTGCACTTCCATTTGAGGAACCAACGCCGCCATCCTCGATCAATCAGCTTTCGTTTCCGGCCATATTTTATTTTTGTCATCTCGCCTCCTACATCTCGCATGTTGAAGTCCAGGCTTCGGACAGTGAGTGTTGCGACAATCCTTCGCCCCAACGAAGATCGGTGCCTCATGATACTTCGAGTGAGCACATCGGCTCGAAGCATCACAGATGTCTACATGATCACATCGATATGTCATTTCAATTCTCCTGACCACGGATCCATGTGAACGACTTGTGTGCCAAAGCGATCAGGTGGATCATCTCCTTGCTGAAGAATTGCCTTGAGCACGACCTCTATCCGCCTCAATTGATTCTTCAAGAGGCGATGCTGCCTGTACTTCCGTCGATTGTACGACAACCAGGCTTCTGCTTTGGTCGGATACGCATGACGCTTTCTGGCCGTCTTCGATACCCACTTGTGAAGCTGTCGTACCGGCTGCATCTCGTTCTCTGATTCAGGCTTGAAATCAGTGATCCAGTAGCCGCATGGTGTTTCCTTCAATAGATACAGAGTTGAACAGGTGATTATCACTTGCTGCCCTCTGAATCCGGCATCACTTACCATCTCATCGTAACGATAGAACTCCATAGTTCCTCCTTTCGTAATGTGCATGTCCAGACAGCCAAGCCCTTCCTTTCCTTCCGACCTGGCTCCCTGAAGCTGGACATTACTCCTAGCGTTGCATGATCTCCTCCATTGATTGAAGTAACTGTTAATCTTTCAGGTCAATGACTACCCCAGGTTCGTAGCAAACATGCCTGACATAGGTTCCACCCAGGGCTTCGCATTTCTTCTTGTTTGCGTAAGACGAATAGATGAGCACAAACAGAATGAACGCTATAGCGGCCACGATCATGTAGCCGCCATAGCGATCATATATTGACTCGATCCAAGCGTCACCAAACGTCCAGATCCTATTGAGCCATCGCTTCATCCTGCTGCCTCACCTTCTCTGCGAGTTTCCGCAGCTTCGGGTTGTTCCAGTGCGAGTAGCGGAAGTCCTGCGAGGGCTTGGCAACAACGAGCATGTTCGTCCCGTTGCGGCCCTGCTTCACGCGGCGTGCTTTCTCCTGGCTGCCCTGATGCGGATTGTACTTCGAGCTGCGTACGCGGACCTTCGGAATGAAGTCAGTCATGTCGCGCCCGGGGATAATGCCGCTCATCATCGCCTTCATCGCTGCTATAGCACCCATCATGCCAATACGGTTCATCGGTGCGCCCTTCTGCTGCTTCATCGTGCCTTTCTTGCTTCTCGCCATGATTTCCTCCCATTAGCGTCAATAGTCCTTGCATAAGCAAGGATGTGGTCACAAAGCCCTTCCCAATTATCCCAATGGTAATAGTATCTCACGATGCCGTCTTTTTGCTTGGTATCCTGATCTACATGAAGATCCTTGCGAAGGTTCCATTTGTACTGATACTTCTTCTTGCCGCCGTGATCTCCAATGCGGAGAGAGCGAAGATTGTCATCTCGAAACTTGATGTAAACTGATCCGGTGACTGCGTAGTAATAAACGTAAGGTCCGAGCGGCCTGAGTCGCTGCAAAACCTTGCTCACCAATCTTTCAGGTGTTTTGCTATTCTTGTAGCCATTCGGGATGTCACCATAATCTTCCTCGCCATTCAGCATTCGATCAACGGCTTCGATCTCATGATCGCTGCCGAAGATAGACATTATTTCCTCCCGATATTCTTTGGTTCTGCCGCTCGAAGCAGAGCCATTTCTGCTTCAATGATTGCCTGTTTCTCCTGCCCCTTGGCGATTGTTTGCTTCTGCCTGAGAATCTCAACCACCTTGAGGATCTGCTGCTTTTCGTTCTCTTTGTAAGTGACCATGATTAACCTCCGTTTTTGCTAAATATAACAGAAGGGGCTCCGAAGAGCCCCAATCTTTTTAGCGGCTAATCTTCCTGGTCACAACTGGATCGTGGATGTCTCCCTTGATGATCAAGTAGCTGAGTCGCAAGCCATTTGAGTCGATCTTCTCTTTGCGATCTCCAAGTAAGATCCTCTTTCCAGTGCTTTTCCTTGCTTTTTGCATTGTTTCCTCCCAGGGCTAATAATAGTGCGGCCCCCAAAGCTACGAGGGCCGCTGCGATAAAGAACAGACCGGCGATATTCATATCCGATCCCTGTAAAGATGTTCGAACAGCTCTTGAGGCATCAGCTCCTCCTCTTCGGAGCAATCCAGATCCATCGCTGTAAGATCCACGATTTCATCATCACGCTGCTTGCCTGTCGGCTTAGTATGTTGTTTCATACCCAACCTCCATTGTTAAAGTATGCCCAATAGTCTTCAACCCAGAACATCGACCAACCTTCAAGACCGTGCCACTCGATGTCCCTCCGCACCTGGCTCCACTTGCGCTCAGTCATATCATCACCGGAAGCTCAAGCTCTTGAGCCATCGCCAAACCTTCGGCCATCCATGCTTCAGCCATCGTCTTGTACTGATGCCAACCGGTGGCCCAGGGCTCCCAGAACGGAGTCGGCAAGTCTTCGGTGTTCAGCCACATATGGCGTGCCTTGAAGCCATACATCGCATGATACACATCAACAAACGCATCAACAGCCTCCAGTTCCTCGCTGCTGATGAGCTTGATTCCTCTCTTAGCAGCTAAGACCTTCAGATCCTCAATCGTTACCCTCTCAAAATCCATGATAACCTCCCAGGTTCTTGCGGATATTGCGGAGTGCCTTAAACAGCTCCACGCACGCTCTTCGAAATCCCTCGCTGTTCCGCTTGTCCGATACCTGCTGATCGGCAAACTTCATCAGCCCACAAATTAATTGCTCCATTTAGTGCTCCTTTCCGCTGCTTATCAGCTATGGTGGAATGAAAACGAAAAGAAAGAGAAAGTAGAATGGTGAATAAAATGTATAAACACCAGACAAAGACATCCCTTTCCAAGAAAAAACGCCGCTAACTTTCCCTTCCAACCATAAGAATAGATATACATACAGATAAGAGGTAAACCCCCAAGAAACTTGACCAGAGTCCATCCGCTATTCGTAATGACTTATAGCAATACTCACAATTCGAAGTATCAAGTATCAATAAAAATACACAGCCTTCTGAAGTAACACACACGCGTCAGGCATGAGGCTTCTTGTCAATGCTGCCATCAATGGAGCCGTTGAGAAGCCACTTGGAGCTATCCCCGAGCGAAGCGAGGGGAATTACTTCCCCTGCTCCGAATGGAACGTGACGGTTCGACAGACTGTGCAGTAACAGCTGATCGATCCCTGATGGTACGTCACGTTGTCCTTCAGCGACTCTTCGTTCTGGACAGTCACGGCAACGTGACATTCGTCGCAGACGAAATATCTTTTGACTTTCATAGACACCTCCGAAAGTTGGAAGAAGCTCCCCCTGGGCGTTAGCCCAAGGGGAGATTCCAGTTACCGCCGATCAGCTAGGCAGATCGCAAGGACGATGATCAGTCCGACGATGCCGAGAAGTCCGGCGATCATGATCTGCCCGAAAGGAACGCCTTCAGGCGAGCCTGAACATCGTCCTTTGCGATAGTGACGGCACCTTTGGTGCCGGTCACGCCGCGCTTGAGCGAATCTTCGTGATACTTTGCGTTGGCCGGAGTGACGACCTGACCCTTTTCGGAGTCACGGCTGATGTCGTCATCATCGGGCGTGATGGTGAGACGCAAAGTATCCCCGAAGCGAGGCACGAGCTGTTCGTACGCTTCGTCAAACTCCGGAGTGCCACGACGGACATCGCCGGTGAAGCGTGAAATCGGAAGCTCGTAAGTGGGCAGAATCGAGCGGACGAACTGCTTGGCCTCGTCGCTCATGCCGTCGAACTCGCTCCGGCGAGGAGATACCAGAATGCGGAAGTTCTTCGAAGCATCCCACTTCTCGTGGTGAGGCCCGAAGGTGACTTGGAACACGGTGTCGATGACACCATCCGCATTCTGGATGTTGGACAGGGACTGCTCGACTTCGGCCATGATCTTCTTTTGATTTGGCATAACCAAATCCTTTCTCCCGCGAAGCGGGGATTAGAGTCCAGAGAAGAATTCTCTGGCGGGGTTTGGGGCAGAGCCCCAAGGTTTTAAGGTGGGCTGAACCGGTGATTATGAGGTATAAGCACCAAACAAAGATCAGCCCTATCGAAGATAGGTCTGGTTTGGGTTTCATAGTGAAACAGAATTACTCAGGGTTCTTTGAGTAATTGTGGTTCACGAGCGGTCAAGCGGCGGCACGCTTGCGGGTGTGGGCAGAGCCCACGGTTCACCGAAGCATTACAAAGTAATGCGCTACGAGCGAAGCGAGTCGGCCTTTAGCTACCCGTATCTATGCTACTTTGATGGCCCCCCTACCCATCCACTACCCTATGCTTCTAGTCATATAAATATCCCACATGCACAACTGCCTCGCGTGAGGGCTTTTTCGGAACCAATATGTGGTATACGGGGGAATGTAATTTCAGGCATTTACGAACTTCCGTTTCTCCACGCATAAGGATTATCCCGGGGAAACATCGCAGATATGGTAGAATTGCATTTGGGAACTGCGTTGCGTTGACACGAGGATTGTGATACTAAGGCATGGAAAGGGGTTATTTATGCCGTTTGAACGTCGAGAACAGAGTTATGCTGAGAGTCATGCTGTCACGAAGCATAATAAGAATGTGACCCGCCCGATCACGCGGATCGACAAGGAGATCGGGAAGAAGAAGCGTTACGGGGGGAAGAAGAAGAAGTTTACTGTGACGCGGATGCGGAACGGGATCAACAAGTATTTTGAACGGTGTGAGAAGCGGGACGAGCCGCCGACGATCAAGGGACTGATGATTTACCTGAAGATGGGTGCTCAGTCCTTTTATGATTATATCAAGTATCCGGAGTTCACGGAGTTGTTGGAACATACGAAGATGATCATCACGCATTGGTTCGAGCTGGACGTATATACGACCCAGGGACGGCCTGACGGGAAGATCGCTTACATGAAGAACATTCACAACTGGACAGACAGGATAGAAACGAAGAACGAGAACATCGAGGTCCGGTTGACTGCGGAACAGGCAAGGGCGAAGATTGCTGCTTTGGCTCCGGCGTTGTTGGATATTTTGGATCAGAGTCCGGAGACAGTTCGGCAGATTGGCAAGGAAGAGGTTGAGGAAGCTGAATACGTTGAGGCAAGGAGAGTCTAATGGGTGGATACGAGAAGGTTGGTCAGACACCGGACGGGATTCCGATTAAGGTGAAGCGGGGGAAGGGTCCGAAGAAGCCGTCGCTTGCGGAGCGGGGAAAGGCATGGGCGAAGAAGGTTGGGAAGTCTGCCTTGAGCAACCTGCCGACCGGCTACGGGGTTTCGACTGAGAAGAAGGGCGTATTGCGGGGGAAGGATACGTTCATGAAGGAGTCGTGATGGAGCTGAAGGAAGAGATCACTTTATTGGAGCGAAAGCTTGAGTTGCTGAAACAGATTATCGAGTTGGAGGCGACGTTGAATCTGTATCGGCCGTATCCGGTTTATCCGGTTTATCCGACCTATCCCACGACACCGGTGAATCCACCGTGGCAGCCGTGGACGTATAGTTCGAGTAATACGGAGCGCAAATGTCATGGGACACTCGATTCAATGGGAAGCCCACCGGAGGGGTTGCACGGTCAAGGCACTTGAGCACGCGGTTCTTGAGATCGAGATGAGAGCCGTCAAATATTGCAAGCATTGTGGATGGCCGGAGGAGGCACATGGAGACAGCGATTTTTCTGATAGCACTCGTGGGATGTTTGTTTATTCCTTCGATAACTGCCCAGGGTTTGAAGAAGACGTTTGAGATCAAGACCATTACCGAGGGGATGATGATTCCCTGGGGGTTGAGTTGGTTTCGTCCTGCGTCATACGCCAATCTTTTTTATAATGGAGAGCGGTATCTGGTGATTTGTTTCCGGCTGCCGTTTTATTGGCGGGAGCGGGACTTTTGTTCGATGAGGATTGTTTGGGGAGGGGCTGTGTTCCGGTGGGCGGTCGGGTATGATTGGCCGAAGATTGTTTGGATTCCGGACTATGAGATGGAGAGGAACAGCGACAGGGAGCCAGAGGGGGAGATAGATTATGTTTGATCATGTCTATTTGAGAAAGATCGCGATTATGCCGGAGAAGGGAACCCTGTATTTCTGCGGGGTGGCCGAGAAGGGGAACGAGATGATGAATCTCAAGGCTTCCCTGCAGCCGTTCTTCAAATCCGACGGATCGTTTTTGGCCGGTGAGTTTTTGGAGTTGTTGAAGGAAACCCTTGCGAAAGACTTCGATGTGCATACCTGGAAGGTGAATATTCAGGATGAGGTCGTGGTCGGAAAGATAATGTCATGGCAGGAAAAGTTTGTGGAGCTTGGCTTGGTATAAATTGGGACGTTGTGTTCTGGTGGACCCTGGCATTGTTTGTCTCCGTCTGTGCGTGGATTGGTTTCTGGGAAGTCTGCAAGTGGGTATGGAATTTACTATGACAGGATTGGAGCAGTAATGAGCCGTCTTGACGAGCTAACAAAATCTCTGGTCGACGTTTACTCCAAGCATCTCACTCCCTCTCAGCAAACGGAGTTGATCGAGGCTTTGGAGATCGTCGCCCATGAGAAGAAGTACAACCGCTTCGGATCCTTCTTTCCTGAGACAGGCCAATATCGGCGTGCTTTATATCAGAAGCATGTCGATTTTTTTAATGCGGGAGCAGACTACCGGCAGAGAGCGTTTATCGCCGGAAACCGCGTCGGGAAGTCGGAAGCCGGTTGCTTTGAAACCGTCTGCCACGCAACGGGGCAATATCCGGATTGGTGGGAAGGCCATCGGTTTAACAGGCCGGTCACGATCTGGGTCGGTGGTGACACGGTTACGACCTGTCGTGACATCATTCAGAAGAAACTGTTGGGAGAGCCCGGGGAACACGGATCCGGAATGCTCCCGAAAGAGTCGATCATAGAGGTTAAGACAAAACGGAACGTACCAGACGCGATAGAAATCATTCGCGTGCGTCATGCGTCTGGTGGCGTTTCGACGATCACGCTCAAGACTTACGAGCAGGGACGGGTTGCTTGGCAGGGGGCTGAA